TTGCATTATATAAAATGCATTCTTAGCAACACTCTTAGCATCTTCTGGTGTACGAAAAGTATCACCCATCGCATCATTCATAAATGGTGGAATGCGACAAGTAAAATATAAATCGTAAATTAAATCCTTATGCTTCTTTAGAAAGGGAATCAGTGATTCTTGGATTAGTTCTGGTGGAAGTTTCGGGTTCAGAGGAAGACTGAAGACTCCTTTGTTTTCTTTCGGCGAGGTTACTGCTTGCATAATCACTTAAAACACCTGCGGTGTCGAACATTTGTGCGGGTTGTCCTTCTAACATTTTTTCAACTTTTGCTTCTGCTGCTTCTTTAAATGCACCAACAGATTTATTCATTGCTGTAGAATATGTCAAAGAAAGTTCAGTCACTGCTGCCTGATCTTCTGGACTCAACATTAATATACTATCTAGGTTACCTGCTTGAATACGTCCTGTAGTCAATAGATCCATAGATGCTTGCTTTCCTAAACGAGCAATCCAATACTTATGCTCTTCCTCATCCATAATATTTCTATCAGAAAGATATTCAGTAAGAGTTTCAACTGGTTCACCATTTACTTTCTCTTTAATGATTTTAAGAATACCCTCTAACTCTGCCTTACACTGATTAATCTTTTTCTTCCAATTGGATAGATCAAGGTAGAGTAATTCTAACTCATACTCCTTATCTTGTCTCCAGAATGGATCCTCTTCTGCCTCATACTCTGCCTTAATGCGTTTAATATCATTTAAGGATCTTTTATATGATATAGTTACACGTTGCAATGCATCAGTACGTGCTTGTACCTCCATACATGCCTGTCTAACTTGGCGATATGGTGTTACTTGTGAATTAACAACAAAATATCTATTTTGGAATTCTGTTTGTTCAAAGAATTGATCGTTGACCCAACCTATGAGTTCATGGTCAAAATCATCTATACCTTCCCATCCGATATCATTACCATCAGGGTCGAGTGCGTTTAGATCTTTAACGACGTTATCAATATTATAAGTTTCAGAACTTAATTCCGTACTTAAACTCTTCGATTCTTTGGATGATCCCTTCTTCATCATGTTTTTTGCACCTTCCTAATTCTAAACATTGTTCAAGTCCCATTTGCTCACCGTAATAATCTTCAAGGAAAACGTTGACTTGTGCAACTGATTCACAATTTTTAACTGCACGGATGACAGTTTGTTCTGCAACTGCAAGATCATATAGTTTTTCTTTCCAATTAACGTTGGACTCTACTATTTTAGTAGCAAATTCCTCGGTTGTCAATCCCCTCAATTTAGCAAGACGATCAATCAATTTGATCTCTGCCTTATTGTCTGCTAGAAATGCCTTAGACTCTTCTAGTTGGTCATTGAATACTGCTTGCTCAAGGTGTGAATATTTAGTCTTTAAAGTGTTGTATCTTTTTTCAAAAATCTCTTGTGTTTTTAGGGTTATCACTCCCTTCATGAAGGGTAATACATGTTCCTGAAATATAGTTTGGTCAATGGGTACTTTATCTTTCTGTGTTGTACCTTCATCGTTTACACCATACTCAGATCTCTTAAATCTAATCTCACCCCAATACCTGCTACCTAAATCAGCAGTTTTATATGGGAAACGTAAATGTGTAACATGACTAGGAATATATTCCCAAAGTTCCTCATCTAACACATAATATTCCAATCCCATGTTGCCACCAAGAAGTGTACCCCAAGTATCAACTATCGGAAACTTCTCTACATCCAAGACTACTACATCAGAATATCCTGGATTTTCTCTTGTATTTGGAGATGTGATAACGCTAGACATTATTAATAGTTCGGAATGTTAGTACCATAATCATAAGATGCTGCCTGTGATGTTACAGAACTAGCAGATGCACAGTGAGCAGATGACATACCACCATGACCTTTCGGTTCAGTAGTTCCACCCAAGTTATTGTATTGGTCAGTATTATAGTTCACTTTATAGGTATTGTTATTCTGGGAACCATTATAGTTACCTAACATATAACCCTTTCTCATACCCATTTCATAGTTCTCCTCTCCAGTTCTACCGAAGTCAAGACCACGAACCTGAATACCAGTTGTATCATCACACTTTTGCATACCGTTCTGGTTATTATTACCAGTACCAACATACATGTGACCGATCATAGTAGACATGATCTTCTTCCAACCATCTCCACCAGGAGCATGTGCCCAAGATGTCCAAGTCTCTGTTGCATACCAGAAACCCTGTCTTGACCATGTATCTCCTCTCTTCTTCCATCCTTTAGTTCTACCATGACCACCCCAAGTTGGGTCATCACCACCATCATAATGATCTGGTGGAAATCCTGAAGTTCTCATAACTTCAGTTGAAAGGTTCATAACATCAGTTCTGGAGTTACCTCCACCATAAAGATATGAATTAGCACCAGCAAATACATGATCTTGGAATGATCCTAGAGAACTTCTATTAACTGTTGTATCCCAAGAACCTTGGTGTGCTCTACCAGATTCAGTTGCCATATTATAGGCAGAAGTATAAGTTGAACCTGCTCTGAAACTATTCTCAAATGAATGACAGAAGTGTGTTATATCATTCCAAGAACCTGAGAAATATGCTCCAGATCTATCAATAATATCACCAATATTTGTTGTTACGTCAGTGGAATGAACAGTTCTATTAACAGTTCTCCATGCAGAAGCGTTCTTATATCCTCCAGCAACATAACCATGTGTCCAAATTCTTGCCATGGACCAAGCATTGTCAGCACCACCAGTAAATGACCAGAATGTATTAGTACCATCTGATTTCAATACTGCATCAACAGAATAGTCTGTACTATATCTGTCAGTAGATTGTGTTGCTATACCACCTCCACCACCAGATGCACCAGCGATTGGTCCCCACTCAACTACGTTTGTTGTTGCGTTAAGTGAATACCCTTCAAAGGTTCTATCGGTACTATTGTATCTGAATAGACCTTCTATTGCTGTACCAGGTCTTTGGGCAGTTGTTCCTACTGGAACTTTAATTGCATCAGTAGCATTAATATCTAATCCATAAGAAGGTGAGGAATCATTTATACCAACACGATTATTACCTGCATCAACATAAAGAGTTCCAGAGTCAAAACTAAAGTTGCCACTAGATTCTAAGTCAAATCGAGCAGTTCCACCACCACCTGCTAGAGATACAATTTTATCGACATTTAACTGTGACATGTTTTAATTCTATCCTTCGTATTATTTATAGTGTTACCTAACCCAGATTTCTGCTCTGATAGTTCTATTCACACCTGTATGGTTCTGACAACAATAAATGTGGTCTCCAGCAGATGAATTAGATCTATCAACAGCGATACCATTAGATAGGTCATTAGATCCTTGGTCACCCTCATTGTTCCAACCAAATCCCCAACGAACTCGGTTACTTCCATTACCAGTATAGTTAAAACCATACCATTGGAATCCACCCTGAGATGAAAAACCAGATCCTTGCCACATATTACTACCACGAGGGTTACCAGATAGTTGTGAACTATTCTGGAATCTACTGAGGCAAGTAGAACTTTGTCCTGTTACATACCAACTCCAACCGCTACCATATCCTCCTGCTTGTCCTCCATTATTGAGGTCAGGGAAAATTGCCATGAAATTTTCTGCAACAAAATGGTTGAATACATCATACTTCGCATCAGCATCACTACGTGACATATCACTCTCACTATATGTATTAGCAGATGACCAGTAATTTGTAGTGTAATCAAATCTAGTACCACGTGTACATTTCCATGCTAACATCCAACCTCCACCTTGGAAACCTGGATCTAATGCACAGTAGGTCTGTTTAGCACCAACACTAGGTAAATTAATGTAATAAGCACCATTGGTAGTGTTACCAGAGTCACGTAATTGTACTGCTGACGTAGCAGGATTTGCTAGTGATCCTAATGCTGCTGGTTGATTTCCACCAAAACCAGCAGGTTTATTAAACCCTTCAATAACATTAGTCCACCCTGAACCATTATAACATTCTAAGAAGTTAGTCTCAAGATTTACCCTTATCATTCCTGCAAGAGGACTTGAAGGACGTTGAGCAGTAGTTCCTACAGGTATAGACAATGCTGACTGGTCATGCATATTATAAGTACCAGCAACAATTATATTGTTACCTGAATCCATCTCAACTGTAAAGTTGTTATCAGATCCCGCTTGTATTTGATTGACGACAATTTTACTCATAGTTATGCGTAGAAAAACAACCAGTACATGTGATTTTGACCACCAGGATTATTAATACCCCATGATCCATCCCAGTTAGGTTCTGGGAAATTCTGTTCAGAATAGTTATTATTTGTATTACCTACCCAAGCATGGTGCTCAACATTACATCCATTAGATGAACATCCAAGAGCATTAATCATACTAAAGGTATAGTTTTCACAATTGGCAGGTGATAAATGCCAAACATTATTAGGATCCAACTCACCACGAGAGTTGTTTCTATATCTATTATCTGAATTACTTGCACTTCCTTTTAAGAAGGTCATGCCACCTATTTCAGTACCACCAATATTACCATGATTTCCTAAACTAATATGAGATTCAAACATGGTCTTCATGTTACCACCTCTATTAGTAAATACACCATTGATGTATGCTACTTCAGTAGATTGATCGTATGGTGTACCAGATGTAGACCATCCTTGCATTATTAATACATCATTAGCACCAGTCCAATTATAATAATGTCTGGACTTCCAGTTAGTTTGCATCCAACTACCTACTGACCCAAACGTACTATTATTTGACCAATTACCATACCACCCATCACTACCACCAGTATATGAACCATGACTAGTATCGTCTGCTATTGATGCTATTCCTATCCAATACTTATTATTACTATCCTTGTACATGTATGCCTGTTCTGCTCCTCCACCATCCATATTAATATACTTAAGACCAGGACCAGGATTATTAGCAGTAAGAGATGCCATAGAAGTGAATGGTGATCCTGAAGAACCATCTTCGGAACCAAACTGTTTCCATGTACTACCTGTATATACTTCTACTGCCTTATCATCTGTATTAAATCTCATGTATCCTGCTTGAGGACTACCTGGACGTTGAGCAGTAGTTCCTGATGGCAACCTCATTGCTCCAGTACCATCATGATAAACATTACCATTAACCTGGAGTGTATGACCAGAATTAACAGTTACTTGTCCAATTGTCTGAGCGATCCCACCTAGACCGCTAACAGTGACTTTACTCATGAGACGACACTTTCTTTTATTTATTTAATCCAGAGATATCCGTTAGAAGCACCTAAACTATCTTCACGGAAACCGCAGTTATTACCTGACTCTGGATGCCGACCCCAAGCAAAATATGTACCACCTGAAGTATGGTGGTCACCAAATCCTCTCGTACCAGTGTTCGGACCTCTATCGCTGATACCACCTTCATAAGTAAGTGTTATCCTTGTTCTTTCATTCTGATTAGATGCACTACTTAGTAGGTCAACAGTAGCATTACTATCAATAAATACATTCTTATTAAATCCTGTTGCTTCCATCCAGTATCGTGTAGATCCACTATAAGTTGATTCACCAACTAAAGCATTCATCCAACTATCCGCCATCTTATATGTACTAGAATCAGTTAATCTAGGACCAGTTGTACCACTAACACGAACAGAACCATTATTCATGTGATCTTGACATGTTGAAGTACGAACTGTTGCAACAAGAACCCATCCACCACTATTTCTTGAATTATCAACATACATTTCCCAGGCACCAGCATTTCCTGGACTAATCCAGTAAAGACCAGAAGGTTGTCCAGACTCTAATATCTCCATACCAGACTTAGCAGCATTTCCAGCACTACTACCAGGTAATTGTCCTGAAGGATATCCAGTTCCATCCTGCCATACATCAGCAAAGACAAACTCTAGTTTATCAGTTGATGTATTAAATCTTATTTGTCCTGTTTGAGGATGTCTTCTCTTGCCATACTGTATTTCTCTTGCATCAAAATCTAATGGTGCACCATTAGGAATAGTAATATAACTTTGTCCAGTTACAGCAAGACTACTATCACCCTTAAATGCTAGATCAGTATCTTCAGGGACAGTAACTGTGAAGTTTGGTGATAAACCCTCAATCAAACCAACGTTTAACTTTCCTGAATTTGCCATTATCTAATACTCCACGCTGCTCCGTTCTCAATCGTAACAGTAAAACCGTTGTTGATAGATACGGGTCCAGCAGTCATTCCATTGCTATACTTAGCATCTCCATTAGCAGTTGGACCTACCGTAATATTTTCTGCTATTGTCGGTGCATTTGTTCTAATAATACTATCTGTTCCTACCGCAGGACCACCTCCAGATATTGCTGCCCATCCTGCACTACCAGTGCCATCATCTGCCTTGTATATCTCAGCAGCATCAGCATCAGTATTAAATCTTATCGTTCCTACACTAACACCTGTAGGTCTTTGAGCAGCAGTACCAGAAGGTACTCTCAAAACACTATTAGTGTTAAGGAAACTTAATGTTGTTATAATCGCTTCAGTGGAAGTAGAAATCTGGTTTCCACTAATTCTTGAAATTGCCATATTCCTCCTTTATTAGATCGGTAGTTCTAATATGTGAACTGTATCCGTTGACAATGGTGCATCTCCAGAAGAGAATACAACGTTAGCACCGTTAGCATCTACTGTATAGTTTGTACCTGCAATTTGTACAACACCATTCAGTGTAACTAACAATGAATCATCACTATGTTTGATACCACCACCGTAAGTAGTAACACCAAATGTTAACTGGGTTCCATTACCAGTATAGGTTTTAGTAATGTACTTATCAGCACCAACACCACCTCTACCAGTAACAACTAAGTCACCATCAATTCTCACAGAACCATTAGTATTAACTCTATATGTTGCAGTTGGAGCAACACCAAGACCAATATGCTGATTACCACTAAAGGTTTCAATATTGATTTGTCCTGTATCAGTTAAACCGAACTCTTTCCATGCTTGACTATAGTATATCCAACCAAGAGATTTACCTGGAGTCCAGTTAATATTATATACCAAGTCTCCATCAGCAGGAGTTGTATACCAAGGTATATTAGAAAAATCTGGTAATCCAGTTGATAATTCTGGTGCAAGCAATGTTTGTTTAATGACTGTACCATCTTGGTTATAATATGAAATTCTCTTAGATTGAAGTTGATTAGTAAATGTAGTTAATCCTTGGAATGTAACAGGACCAGCAAAGATAGATTCTAACTGGTTAGATGCACCACCAATTACGGTTAGTTTATCTGTTAATACCAATTCAGAGAATGTTTCAATAGTTGTGTTTTCTTCACCAACAACATTTAACTGTGCAATATCTTCGTTTGTTATCTGACCTGTAACAGGGTTGATAACTTGGTTACCAATAAATAGGTCACCATTTGAGTTAAGTCCAGAGTAGAAAGCAACACCTGCTTCTTCTTTAATACTCTGTGAAAATCTAACTTGATTGGTTGTAAGAGTCTCGACTTGTGCTTGAGGGAATGCTGTTGAGTAGTTACCTGGACCAAAACCAAGATATTCAAATGTATGGTTACCAGATCTTAGGATAGAATGTCGTCTAAACTCTACGTTAATAGGTGCAACTGTTCCATCATTATTTTCTCTTATATTAATCTTTCTTGTTTCCTCATCTCCAGCACGTGCTGTTAATTCAACGTTAGATAGTCTCTTATTAACTGAGTCGTAGTTAGGTGTAGTACCTGGTTGAGTCCATCCAGTATCAGTTAGTAAGAACTCAGTTGCTTCCTTAGTAATAGATCTCTTAGGATCAAGTGAAGGAGTTGGTGATGCACCATCAGTTGCATTTACCAGTCCAATGACTTGATTGTCTGCGACTGACACAGCAGCATCAGGGTCAGCAAGAGGATTGTCTCTGTCAAACGTTGGATAGACTTCGTTGACGTTTTGTGAGAAGAATCTGTTATTAAAATTAGATGCTGAAGGTGCAATAGATGCACAAAGGAGCGTGATGTAGTATATTCCATCTTTAACACCTCTCTCGAATGGTTGAACTACTTCAAGATCATAAACATAGAATGTCTTGCCTAATTTATATGATGTAGTATCAGTATTCAATGGTTGCATCACATAACCAGAGATAGGATCTCTTGGTAATGGATTAGTCTTATCCTTATCAATTACATACCTTACACGATATGTTCTATCTTGTAAGTCTCTTGGGTCAGGTATTCTATTAAGGAATGTAGTAGGAGTAAAGTTAATACTATTATATGCAGTATTAGTTGATAGAGTAGTATAGATTGAGTTACTAACAGAACTTACAGAAAGATACCAACCACCAACGACATTCTGACTATTAACACTATAGGTAGCAGCATCAAATTGAATAGGTGAACCAGCAACACCTGCATCTAATCCAGATACATTAGGTCCATAAGGTGATATACTTGCTGAGTGAATACTTGCAGCAGTTGCACCTTGAGCAGTCAATAAACAATTAATCTTATCTGCTATAGCACTGCCACCAGTACCATCTTGTCTAGCACCAATTGTATAACCCTGTACTCTATTAGTTGGTGGAGATGCTTGAACAGTATATCCATATAGGTACAATCTTGTTCCAGGAGTACCACCCTGACCTGCTAATGCAGCGTTAATTACTTTAGTTCTTGCAATATCAATGTTAACCCAGTTAACAGAAGTCTCTTCACCAAATATAACATTACCATTGACAGTTGCAGAGTTGACAGCAGTTAGAGTAACAACTCTAGTATTTGTATTGACTGATCCAACTGTTGCACCTGTTCCAATACCAGTACCATGAACTGTTACACCTTCAATAACACCATTGATAGATCCATCATTAGCAAGTGTGATTGTTGATGCACCATTTGTTCCTGTAGCAGTTGTTGAAATAACATTAAGTGCTTTAGGTGGTACTACGTGAGTAAGTGCACCTGCCTTATCTTTAGAGAATGCTTTTGACTTAAATCCAGCAGATCTAAGTGCAGTATTACCAAAGTTACTATTACTGTTAGTAATAGACATGTCAGCACCACGTTCAGCAGTGAAGTGTGCATAGAAACCAACAGCGAACACAGAGACTGCCTGAATAAATGCGTCATCTGATGCTGTTATATGTTGGTGTCCCCAACCTTTACGATACTCAGCAAAACCATCTAGGTGAGCACCATCACCAGAGACTGCTGGATCATAACTACCAGTTGAAGCATTATATCTTACGAATGCTCGGTCATCTTTCTGTAGTGATAGACCAGTAAACTGTGCCACAACCATTGATTTGAAACCAGTTGCTTTAGCACCATTAGCATGCATACCGTTCATACCCCATACACTTCTTAGTGATAGGTTGAATGCGTATGGTGATGCTGAGTCAACAGTGTCAATCTCAGTCTTAACAGTTATGTTTGTACCTACAGCATTTCCTGTAGGTTCAGATGCCATTTGATAAGTAAAGACATTACCTGACGCTGAAGTGACGGTGAAAGATCCATTATAGACCGTTGCATCAACTTCGGATTGTGGTCCCGTTGACCCTGTAACACCAGATACATTAATGTTAACGCCAACAGAGAAACCGTGGTCTCTTGGATTGTCGAACTCATCAACAGTGACTGCCGTCGCTGTTGTACCATTTCTTGTGATTTGGAGGACTCTGTATTCATCAGAAATAGGACCAACTATTCTGTTCTCCTCAACCCTTGCCTGTATTTGGTCAGTTGTAGGATCACCAGATGTGTCAGGTATAGTAGCGAATGCTTTAGATACCTTTTGATAGTATATATCGAGGTCAGTTCTTGTTAAAATATTAGGAACAGCAGAGTAATCTGCGTTAGGAACTGATCCACTAGAAATAAGTGTTGATAATGGATTTAAACCATCAGCAAACTCAAAACATGTAAGTTTATGGTGAGAATATTTTGGAGGTATTGTCTCAACACTATCGGGTTTGAAATATACACCCTCTTCAATACCATCAAAGAATGAAAATTGCCAGAAATAAGTACCACCAGTTACCTTGAAGATTGCTGTACTGTGAGGAACTTGTGCTTCTGTGTTAATACCTTTTGCAGCATATGTTGTAGGATAAGGAATATACATTGGTCGTATCTTTGTACGACGTAAGTCTAATCCAACAACAGAACAACCTCTGGGGACTATTACACCACCTTCGGTTGAATTATACTTATATAATACGTTGTTAGCAGATGTGAGGTCAAGGTTAGAGTTAGCATCAATAGGAGGAACATTAGTATAAAGAACTTCACCTGGTCTGTTATCAATCTGATACTCAGCAGGATAAAGCATGATACTAAACGCATCAAACTCGTCATTACTTAGACCTACCCTATATGAAAATCTTGCTACCTCAAGAAAAGCACGTTGTAAAGTTTTAAATGGACGCAATGCAGAGTTGCCTCTGTTGTCAATTGCATCAGAAGCATCGAAGTCGTCTGGGTTGACGTAGATAATACGTCCCGTACGGGACGTAATAATATTCTTTAGTCTAGTTAGTGACATTACCTATACACGTGCTTTATGTTTATTTATTGGTGGGGTTAACCTCCAGATCCGCCAGTACCAACTGTTGCAGCAGGATCAAATACTCTTGCAACAAAGGCAGAAGAAGCATCCTCAAAACCAATCAAACTAAAGATATTATTTTGGGAATTACTCTCAACCACCAATCTTTCACCAGGTCCAATTACCAAAGAGGTAATTCTTTTTACATTATTAGCCGCATTATCATTATTAATGTACAAATAGTTAGATGCTTCTACAGCAGTTGTTGCTACTGTTACAGAACTAACTGTTACTACATCACGAGCAGTAGCACCTAATTTAGGATTATCTCTGAACGTGTTTGAACCTGCAAAGTCAGCAGAGTTAGTACCCTTAATGACATATGCAGTTGTACCACTGTAACTACGGATATAACCGTAAGGACCAGCAGTTGTAGATGATACAGTATAGGTTGCACCACTATGAGAGAATTGATCTGAACCTCCAGTCCAATCCCCTTCAATCTCATAAACAAAGATCGAACCATATGTGTATGCAGTCGAAGTTGTTAATACACGATCTGATCCACCGTAGTTAGCATTAGCAGCAGTACCTGTACCACCATCATAAATGTAATAACTTGCTGCTAAGGATGTATTCGCTGAAAAATCATATTGAACATATGCTCCTGCATTACCTGCTGTACCATTGGTAGTTTTACCAGTGGTATATTCAGTACCATCATCAGAGTTACCAGCAGTATTATCTGGACCCCATTCACCGTTGATTGTATCAGATATATGGAAATCTCTACCACTCATTGAAGCATCAGCAACGTTGAAGCGGTATGCTCTGTCACCAAATACTGTGAAAGTAGTACCTAAGTAAAGGTCATATGTACCACCAGCAGTTGTAGTTGAGAAAGCAAATTCATTATTTGCTGTACCAACACCACCAGTAGAAATAGTACCAGTTCCACCACCTGATGCAGTTAGTGAATCACCTGCTACAAATTCATCAGCAGGAAGAGCGTTTGTTCCTGCAACAGTTGAAGGACCAATGTAAATATTTGTCGTACCAGAACCTATATTAACTGCATATATTGTTGCTGTTGTAGTATTACCACCACTTCCTTTTGAAATAGTCTCTCCAACCGCAGGAGTACCACTAACCGATTCTAATGTGATTTGCCTAATCGCAAATACTTTTGTAAAAATTTCTGTGTATGTTGGAATATAATACGATTCAAACTTAAATGATTTTTCTCCAGTCGTTGATGTTAATAATGTACTACCTGCTAATGTTGCTGCTGCAGGAATTGGAGTGTTAAGATTAAATCTATACCCTGATATGACATCACCTTCATGAAGTTCATAGGTAGATGCATCTAAAGTTAATTTTTGATCATAATCTTTAAGAGCGATATCAAATTGTGATGCCGATCCATCGTTTGTTATGTTTAATACAGCACTTGCTGAAGCGGTCACAGGTGCAGCATACAGGACTGTATTTGTCGTCGCTGCGGGTTTCGCTTGTGCTAAAAGTCCTTGATCTGCCATAGCTATTAATTAGAATCCTGCGTAGAAAAATTGTTGTAGTCGGGTTTGCCCTGCTAAGTTATTGGCACTGATACCAGCACCAAATGTTACATCATCCAATGTAACGTTATCAGTAGATAATAATGTAGCATCAGCGTCTGGAAACTTAATAGTTCGAGGACCAGAAAGTCCTTCAGCAGAAAGTGTTATAGAAGCGGATGCATTAGCAGCGTCTTTCAACGCCATATTATACATCGATTTATAATATAAATTCTGCTCTCCTCTTTCTGTAACTATTAGATTATGGTTACCAGATCTATTTAGGTTATCTGTTGGAGGGAATTGGAAACTCTCATTAGATAAAGTGTTCTGATTACTTACATCAAATGTACATTTCTTAGTTACATCAGTTGTATCTGCAAGTTGCAATGCCTTGAAACTTTTGTTAGAAAGAATTTGAGTAGTATCTTCCATAACAACAGTACCACTCTGGTCAGGCATTGTTAAAATCCTGTTAGCGGTTACTGAATCAGTATTCCATTGAACATATGCAGTTGCTGCTTCTGCGTTAGCAGCAAGTCTCATGTTAACAAAAGTCTTACTTAACGCAATTTGCTCTGCCTTAGTATCAAGTAAAGTAGATGAAGTTGCAGTTGGTTCAGCAGTTGTAGTTACTGATCCAGCATCAGGTAGGAAATATGATCTCCTAGCACCTGAAGTTGTTGCCCAGTTAATCTGGAAAATTGCTTCTTCAGTACCATCAACAATAACAAAATTATTCTCACCAATAAGAATAGTCTTATTAGTTAAAGTTTGTTGTGTATCATTACCAACAAGTGTAGTACCATTACCAGAAGTAATAGCAGGTAATGTCATAATTCTGGTAGCAGTACCAGTACCAACATTACTTACTTCAAATCTTGCTTTCGGACCTTGTGCATCTTCTAAAATGAAAGAACCATCTTCCATTAAAAATTGACCTGTTACTTTAACTGCACCAGTACCTTTAGGTGCAAGAACAAGGTCAGTATTAGTTGCAGTATCATCAATTGCAGTCATATACAATGATGTACTACTATTGCCATTATCTATTCTGGACATATACAGTCCACCATCACCAAAAGCAATACCTATTTGATCGTATGCATTCTGATATAATCCCGAATCTCGATCAAGGTCAAACGCCATTCCAGGAGCAGATTTTGTCCCCTGTCCTACACCTCTGAATAATTGATTAACTTTTGCTTTTCTGTTAGGAATCAATGGGTCAGACACCACAACAGGAAGAATTGCTTCTCCCGAAAGGTTAGCATCTGAAATTGTTTCCAGTTGTGAAATCTTCTTAGTTGCCACGAATTACATACGTTTTGCTACAGATCTATTTAGCAAGGTCAGCAAGAGTGAATAGAGATACTAACTCTAATTGGGCATCAAAAAATACAAACTTATCTCTTTCTTGTCGATCTATGATAGAAATGACACGATTTACCTCATATCCTTGGTCTCTTAAGACATTAACTGCCTTAATACAAGATGCTCCACTGGTTACAACATCTTCAAGAACTGTAATTTTACTACCCTTTGGTGGTAATGGTCCTTCTATTTGAGATGCTGTTCCATGTCCTTTAGGTTCTTTCCGTATAATCAATGCATTTAATTTACGACCATCCAATGCTGCTGATATTGCAACACCAGATACTAACGGATCTGCACCTAAAGTAAGTCCTGCTACTGCAACACTATCTTCTTCAACATGATCTAATAGTAAACAACTAGTCATAAACAAACCTCGACCATTTAAGATCACAGGTTTACAATTGACATAATGTTCACTCTTTTTACCAGAAGAGAGAGTATACTCACCTTTACGATAAGCATCTCTCTTCAGTAAATCAAATACTAATTCATCCATACTATTTAAAAACTGCATTGACACTAATTACCTTGGCATTTGGATTACGTGCTAAAGCAACTTTTCGTGCTTCATCATAATTACGAGCAATAACTTCTTCTTTAAAGACAGTTCCTGCTACGTAGAGTTGTACCTCACATTTCAAAGTAGGATTGCTCCGATAATAAAACCTTTAGCAAATGAAATACAAACTACCTGATAATCTGTCAATCCAAATTTGTCTTGACATTTCTTGATAATTTTCTTATCCCATTCAACTACTTTGTCGAAATACTTTTTCATTTTTACCCTCGTTTAGTTTGAACATCATACTCAATTACAATTTTCTTACTGGTACGTCCAGAATGGTCTGAAGTAGTAAGTCTCTCCATTTTTCCACCTAACTCACCAGTGATACAGAGTAATTCTGCAATCAATTCGCCCTCATCATATCCTTTTGCTTCTTCCAGTTTTTCAGTGGACATACCTCCACTGACAGGATATACCTCTGGACCTGCGCCAGGATCATTTAGTAGTGCTGGATTGTTCACTATTTTCTCTCATGTTTTGATGTAGTCTATCTAGGGCTTTTATAACATCAGGAGTTTCTTCCCACTCCCAAGTTTCTTCACGTCCTTTCTTATCTTTCTTAGTAAATGATCTAGTCGTCATCGTCTAAACTCCTCCGTGCGGTGTCTGCTAGTAATGCGAACCATATAACTCCAAGCAACATAACAAGACCTATTCTAATTGAACTCCATGAAGTGTCAATCATTTTTCTCTGCCTGTTGCTCTTTAAGTTTTTCTCTTCGCTTTACCATCTTAGCATATGCTATGTCTTGTTTAGTATACCAGTCTGGATGTTTTTTTGCAAGTTTGATAATTTTCTTAGCCGCCTTCTTGTCCTTCATTTAATACTACTTGGTCTCCCTTAACCTTAAAGTAGGTATTTATAACTTCAATTTGGTCCTGGTACTTAGCAATCATGTTCAACTCTTCTTCAATTGCTTCTACAACATTAGAGTGCTCACCTATACCTACTGGTGCAGTAAGGTATACTTCAACATTTGCTCTATGCTTGGCAATATCACCTTGAGCATGTGCTAGTAATGCATTAATTAACTGTTTTCTCATTAGTATAAATTCTCCTCTTCTCCTAATTTTATTTTAACATCAGAAGTAGGAGTTGCAACGCATGTTAATACGAAACCTGCTTCTAACTGATCATCATCCAAGAAAGATTGATCTTCCTGATTAACTGTACCTTCGACAATTTTACCTGCACATGTAGAACATGCACCAGCACGACAAGAATATGGTGCATCAACACCTTCTTCTTCTGCCTTGTCCAAAATCAATTCATCGTCCGCACAGTCAAAGGTAGTTTCATTACCTGCTGTGTCTACGAGTGTAACCGAATAAGATGCCATAAGTCTTAAAAAACTCTCTCTATTATATAGCATCTATTGAGAAATTGCAATACCTTATTGAGAACGCTCCTCATTAGCATTAAGACGTTTTATCATCATCTTCGTGCGTTTTTTAATTTGACGCAAACGGGCAGACGCTAACTTCGATTTGAAGTTGCGTCCTTGCTTTCTAGGAGTTTCATGGCGTTTGAGACGCATCGGTCTGCCTGTTTACTGGTCGAGTATAGGATATTTATGCTTCTTTGTCAACGAAATCCTTTCTAAACTCTTCTACTTGACTTAAAACCTCTCGATCTACTGGGGGACCAGACTGAATGACTGGAGATAGCATTACAACACATCCATCAGGACGCTTAATTCTCCATACAGTACGGTTTCTCTCACACATAGTAATGAGGAATGAAAGGTTATTAACTGCTTCCTCTTCAGTTATGTCTTGAACATCAGTCATGTGTTGCAAAAGTATATGTTATCATTTCAGGATCAAGCATACTACTAATCATATCGACAGTTTCAGAAAATCCTTCTGAACCTTCTTGATCCCATTTCCACTCCACTTTCCTAGTTTCACCTAGGTCAGATACTAGAGTGATAGTCCTACTAGAGACATTAATCCATACTGATTCGAGAGCAGCGTCAAAAATTTCCATAAGGTCTCCGTAGACAATAGCATTATAGCACAGATCAGTTAAGAAAGATAGTCGCTGCCTTAACGTTACATGTTTTTCCAGCAGTAAGAGTTAATGCACCCTTTGCAATAAAACTTGTATTGAATCCAGAAACACCAACAATACTAGGTGCATTAATATTAAATAAACCACCCAAGCAATTATGATTCTCTCCTGTAGCACCAGAAGTTACAGATACTGGTCCAGAAGCATTA